GGGTTAGATGACAAGGAAAGAACTGAAAAGGTTTTGGGGCAAGAGTTCGCGACGATTTATTTTAACGAATGTTCGCAGATTCCGTGGAATTCAGTTGTTCTTGCGCTGACAAGACTGGCGCAGAAGACGGTAAGCCTCAACCTCAAGGCGTATTTTGATTTCAACCCACCGTCAAAGAAGCACTGGACCTATAAACTTTTTGTTGAGAAGCGCGATCCCGAGACGAATAGGCCGGTTAGGAATCCGGCTGATTACGGCTTTTATCTGATCAATCCCAACGACAACAGAGAAAACCTCGACGCAAAGTACATCAACATGCTCGAGGGGTTGCCGGAGAAGGCGCGAAACCGCTTTTTGTTGGGTAAGTTTGCTGATGATAGTGATGGCGCACTGTGGACCGATGAACTCCTGGCTCAGAACAGACGCTTAGGTCAAGAAGGCTCTCTGCCGCAGTGGCTGAGGATTGTTGTTGCTGTTGATCCCAGCGGGTGCAGTGGCCATGAGGACACGCGGTCAGATGAGATTGGTATTACTGTTGTTGCGTTGGGCACTGACAATCACGGCTATCTACTCGAAGATTTAAGCGGACGCTACGGACCCGAAGAGTGGGGCCAGATCGTTGTAGAGGCGCATCATCGACATAGAGGTGATCGAATCGTTGGTGAGAAGAACTACGGCGGCGATATGGTTAGAGCCATTGTCCACGCAGTTGACCCTGACGTTCCCTACAAAGAAGTTAACGCTACACGCGGCAAGATAATTCGCGCTGAGCCGATATCTGCGCTCTACGAGCAGAACAAAATACATCATGTTGGCCATTTCCCAGAGATTGAAGATCAGCTCTGCTCAATGACATTGGGTGGGTATGTAGGTCTGCGGTCGCCGGATAGGGCTGATAGTGCCATTTGGGGGTTTACTGAGTTATTCCCTCAGATGACAGCAAAAGCAGAAGAGCACTGGGTTAAACCGCACGTGAAGGTTCAAGGCCGCAGTGCATCACGATTTGATAGGAGATGAAAGATGGCGAAGCCGTTTAAAAAGGTTATAGATCCGTTCGGATGGGTTTTTAAGGACCCCAAGGCTGCAGAGAGTGTTGCTACACCTGTAGCGCCGGATCCGGATGCGGATGCCGCAGCGAAGGAAAAGGAGCGAAAGCTTCAGCGTCGTCGTGGCTCTGGGCGTACGTCAACGGTACTGAATACTGACTCAAACTTAGGGTAATTGTCATGGCAGGTATAGTTAAAAAAGTTGTAGAAGGTAGCGTTATCGGCTCAGCATTAGGCGGGAGCGGAGGAAAGGGCGTACTGAATCGGGCGAAGCGTCAACTAAACCAGAATCAGAAGGGGGCTGATATGGCAATGCGACGTAAAAAACAGGCGTCTGCTGGGACAAAGACAACCAAGCCTCAAACCGCGCTGACTGGTGACAAATTTGGCTAAGAAGTCTGTTGAAGAGCTGATTAAGCTAAGCGGCCATCTATTCGAGAAGAAGTACCCTGTATTGTCGCTATGGCAGACGATATCTGAGCATTTCTACCCCGAGCGGGCCGACTTTACAGTGACGCGAAATGTTGGTCAGGAGCTGGCTGATTCTCTGGTGGATTCATATCCGGTGTTAGTTCGTCGCGATCTCGGCAATTCATTTAGCGCGATGCTGCGTGATGGTGACTGGTTCGGCATTGATGTTGAGGATGACACTGATCATTTAGGCAGCCTGTGGCTTGATCGTTCGACTATTCGACTGAAGCGGTTAATGGAGCAGCGCACAGCTAATTTTGTGCGTGCGACAAAAGAGGGTGATCACGACTACGCAACATTTGGTCAGTGTGTTATCTCTGTTGAGCTTAATAAGCTGGCGAATGGGCTGTTGTTTCGAGCATGGCACCTTCGTGATTGCGCGTGGTTTGATGATGAATCAGGTCAGGTGGGTGGCGTTGTGCGCAAGTGGGATGCGACTTACAGCGATTTGATGCAGTATTTTGGCGACAAGAATCACAAGAATATTAAAGACCAGGTAGGCAAGACTCCGTTCAAGGAAACAACGGTCCACCATCTTGTACTACCCGTTGAGATGTACGGCGATGATCAGCTCACTGAGAGATTCAAGTGGGTGTCTGTCTGGGTCGACGTTACTAACAACCATCTGATCGAAGAGACGCCAATGAATCACATGATGTATGTGGTTCCACGGTTTCAAACAATTAGTGGATCTCCATACGCCTACTCTCCCGCAACGGTTGTAGGACTGCCCGATGCTCGTGCATTGCAGGCTATGACGCATACACTCCTTGAGGCCGGTGAGCGCTATGCTCGACCGCCCATTATTGCAACATCTAAGGTCATCCGCGGGGACGTTGATTTGTCTCCCGACGGGATTACTTGGGTCGATCAACAGTATGACGAAAAGTTGGGTGCCTCCCTGCGAACGCTAAATCAGGATAGAGGTGGATTTCCCATCGGCATGGAGATGCGTGCAGGCATTGTTGATGTGCTCTCTAGTGCATTTTATCTCAATAAGATCACATTGCCGGCAACGACTCACGAGATGACTGCATACGAGGTTGCAGAGCGAATGAAGCAGTATCGCCGCGAGAACCTCCCTCTGTTCGCGCCTATTGAGGCTGAGTATAACGGCAGGCTTTGTGAGACAGCATTTGATGTGGCGATGAATGCCGGTCTTCTCGGCTCTCCGTACGATATCCCTGAGTCTCTAAAGGATCAGGATGTTCGGTTTAGATTTGTTTCTCCGCTCACCGCGAGTGAAGAGGAGAAGAAGTCGACACAGTTTTCACAGGTTGCACAGCTTCTTTCTCAAGCGGCTGAATACGACGAGCAGGTTATTCAGAATGTGGACTTTGATTCAGCTATTCGTGACGCGATCGAGGGGGTTGGCGCCCCGTCCGCTTGGCTGAGAAGCATTGAAGAAGTTATTGGTTCGCGCCAGCAATCAGACACGAATGACGCCATATCTCAGGCTCTTGAGGTCGCTAATCAGGTTTCAGAGACGGCCGTAAATGTGGAGGCCGCCGGTGGGTAAACCTGTTGCGTTCGACTATCCCAAATTAACTAAAGACGAGCATCAAGCGCTCAAGGCCCTAAGAAAGGGCGATGCTTCTGCATATCAACAGCAATTAGCCCTTCAGGTCATTATCAATAAACTTTCCAGAGCACAGGACTTGCTCTACATCCCAGGCAGCTTCGATCAATCCGCTTTCCTCAACGGACGAGCGTTTGTTGGTCAGTCGCTGCTTAAATACTTAAACCTCCCTGTAGGTAAAATAGAGGTAGAAAACAATGAGTGAAGCACCAGTAGTAGACCCCTTAACTAATGCCCCACCCGCTGATCCAGCGACAAACAACGCACCACCCACTGATCCACCACCTAGCGATCCACCGGTAAACGCTTTTGCAACACCTTCCGATAACTGGCGTACCGACTTAGTGTCTTTGGCAGGGTTTGAAGGTGAAGAGGCTGAGAAGCGCTCAGGGCAGCTTGAGAGAGTGATGGACATGGGCTCTCTCACTAAGAATTACTTTGAGGCGCAAGATCGGATACGCAAAGGCGAGCTGTCTAACGGCCTTCCTGAGAATCCTTCAGACGAACAGGTATCCGCTTGGCGCGAAGCCAACGGTGTCCCTGAGGCTGCCGATAAGTACGAGCTATCTCTTGAGGATGGCTTGGTGCTAGGTGAGGAGGACTCTCGGATAATGGAGGGTGTCTTCAAAGTTGCGCATGAGGCCAACATCCCAACGTCGGCCATGAATGAGCTGACTAACGCGATGCTGGCTGGTCGAGAGGCTGAAGCTGAGGCCATGCAAGCCCAAGACGGAATGGATACTCAGACGACAACACGCCAGCTAAAAGAGGCGTGGGGCCAGGACTATCAAACTAATTTAAATATGGTTCAGGGGCTGACATCACAGCTTCCCGATACGATTCGTGCAGAGTTTGAAGGCGCACGAATGGCGGACGGTAAGGCGATGTTCAATTCACCTGAGGTGATGACTTTCTTTGCTGACATGGCGAGAAAGCTTAATCCGGCTGGGACAGTTGTACCCGGCTCTAACAATCCAACGCAGGCTATCACTGATGAAATCGCCAAGCTAGAAGCTCGTATGGGCGACGATGATTGGCATAAGGATAGGACTGCACAAAATCGAATTCAGGAGCTTTATACAGCTCGTGACGCGATGAAACGCCAGTAAAAACTGGCACCACAACCGACAAAGTAGACCCCTACAGTCAGTCAAGCGACCCTCGATACCAGAGCTAACTCGCAACGACCTCTAACGGCCAACTCGAAACGCCAGGTTATTTAAAAACTTAAATCTTACGAGGACATTGATATGGCTGATTCTGCCTTTCAAGAGATGTTCCGTCAGGAGTTTGTTCGAGGTTTCGAGAAACGACAGTCATTGGCTCGTCGTACCGTTATTACTGAGACTGAGATCAACGGTAATGAGGCTACATTCCTTGTTGCTGACTCTGGTGGCGCAACTGCTGTAACACGCGGGATTAACGGGGATATTCCAACACGCCCTGATAATCTCAATCAATTCACCGCAACGCTTAAAGAGTGGCACGATATACCCGAGCGCACGAACTTCAACCTGTATGCATCTCAGGGTGATGGCCGTCGCATCATGCAAGAAACATCTATGGCTGTTATTAATCGCAAGGTTGATAGCGACATCCACACGGCGTTGAATACCGCCACGGGTACATGGGGCGCTGCTGCTGTAGCAACCTTGACACTTGTGACTACCGCTAAGACTAAATTGGGTAATGCCTTTGCGACAGAGGACGATGATGTTTTTGCATTGATCACCCCTGCGTATCACGGTTATCTGATGGGTCTTAACGAGTTCACCTCAAGCGATTACATTAACCTCAAGCCTTTTGAGAACGTGAGTAAATCACGTGCATTCAACTGGTATGGCGTTAACTGGATCGTGGATGCTGGACTTCCCGGTACAGGTACGGCTAGTGCTAGCTGCTTTATGTATAACAAGAAGGCCATGGGTCATGCTTGTGATGCTGAGAGCATTAAAACCTACGTGGGCTACGATGATAAAAACGACAAGTCTTGGGCTCGTTGTTCGACTTATATGGGCTCTAAACTTCTACAGAACAGTGGTGTTATTAAAATGACCCACGATGATTCTGCATTGAGCTAAGGAGGAAATCATGGCTTATTCAACTAGCAATCCTCCTGCCCTCGTTCATCAGATGGTAGGAAAAAACGGTGGTTCCACATGGGTCTATGACTCTGCGGATGCCGCCACTCTGGTTCGTGTCAGCGGTTACTTTACTGATGGCTACGAGCTTGGTTTACGAGTTGGTGATGTAATTCAGCAACGTGACACTACTGGTGCCACTGTTGCTCATAATTATGTCGTTCTTTCAGCGGTTGCCGCTACGGGCGTTGTTGACGTATCCGATGGTACTGCAACACCTTCACTGACAGATACCGACTAAAACCTCCACTACTGCGCCCTTCGGGGCGTAGTTTCACTCTTTAGCCAGCGGGATAAGCTGGCTCTTTTTGGAGATTAATCATGGCCAAAGATATTAAAGCAGAGCCGTTAAACCGCGCTAACTTTGGGTTAGCACTACACCGATACCAAACCTACGACGCGACTGTAAATCCGCTCTTAACGGATAAACAGCTCGAGGCTGGTGATCTCTGGGTTCACGTTGCCCCGCAAATGCGCTGTGGCGATGAAGTTAGAGTAAGAGCAGAAGATGATTCCTTTGTGGGGTTGCTTCATGTGACCTATGCGGTAGGCAATGTAGTTAGATTGAAAATGGTTTACCGCACGAAGATGGAAGCTGTTGATCACGAATTGCTTGAGAAGGAAGGCCCTTACAGTATCAAGCAACGCGGACCGAAGAAGTGGTGCATCATTAAAAATGACACCGGCGATATCATCAAAGAACTTATCCCCACCCAGCTTCAGGCAGCAAAAGAGCTTGATGACTACAATCGCGCATTGGCGGCATAAAACATGGCTACTCAGTTAGACCTCTATAACGATGCTTTACTGCTCTTAGGGCAGAGGCGACTAGCAAGCCTTACCGAGGAC